CTGCGTCAACTCAGGAAGTGAGCAAATGCCTCAGCTTCAGAACTTGGTCCTCACAGACCGAGCAGCCACCCCGGTGGCCCATACCTTCGTTCCACGTGATGTGGTTGCGAATGTTGGTACCGTCGAGGAGTCCACCGGTGTGAAAATCGGTGACAAAACCTTCTCCATCAGCGTACGGAAGGCGCCCGAGTCGGGCAAGAACCGTGTGCAGCTGAAGATGGCGATTCCCGTCGTCGTCAACGAGACGATCAACGGTGTCACGGTTCCTTCCGTGGCATATGTGAGCTATGTCGACTGCACGTTCACCTACGATCCGAAGTCTTCGACTCAGGATCGCAAGGACGTCGTCGGCATGTTCCAGTCAGCGTTCGATCCAGCCAAGTTGCTGGTGAATGACGCCGTTGTTGGACTCCAGGGCATCTTTTAACCTCTGACCACGCCGGCTCACCGCCGGCAGAAAGAGGACTGATGTTCAGGATCCTTTCGTTGTTGGGTGTGATAGGTCTCGCATCCTCCATGCTAGCCACCATGGCAGCATGTTCGTTGACCTTTAATGGTAATGGAGAACTATCCCGTGACCAAAGAAAGACGACGCAAGTCGGCATTGAAACAAGCCAACCTTCGTCTCCCTCCGGAGCTGACGCAGGCGTTTCAAACTGATCTTAATAATGTCCTCTCAGAGGACGGATCAGTAGAAGCGTCTTATATGCGGAAGTACTGGCTCACGAAATTCTGTGAGCTAGACAAAGCATCTGCGTTAGCACGCCGCACAGCCGCCGTAACAAAGTGGCTGGGCGTGGAAGAACGGAACAGGGTTACCTGCGAACGGCTTCTTAGCCGTGAATATCTCTATGACCCCGCAAATGAGGTCGCAGGGATTCCGCTAGCTCTCGTAATTGAGCGAGCTCGACAGGTGGTTCACAGCGTCATCGGTGATGCTCCTTCACTAGATATGGCTCACGCCATGTACAGCGGGGGGGCTTCCACCAGTAAGCGCCGTTCAAATGGCCATCCAGCCATTAAGTTCTTCGAGAAAGCTGACTCGACTAGGCGTGCGTGGAATATCTTTGCTCCACTAGTGGAGCACTCCGCGTACGGTCGGCATATATACGGATCTGGATTGGAACCCAGGTACGTAGCCGGCTCTATCCTCTTCACTGTCCCTAAAAGTTCGGACATTGATCGGGTTGCCTGTAAGGAACCTGACTTCAACGTCTTCTTCCAGAAGTCGTTTGGTAATCAGATTCGGTATCTGCTTAAACGAGTGGGTATCAATTTGAACGATCAGACGATTAATGGGGAACTTGCCCGTGTGGGCTCGATCGACG